TGTATTATTATTTTGTGTTGGCGTTGGAGTTGACACAGGAGCACCTGTCAAACGACTTTTGAATGCATTCCAATTTTTGTCATTTAATAACCCATTGCAGTTAGGGCAAGCCTTGCCATTTACATCATAATGACGGATGACATGATCAATTGAAATATTGTATTTTTTCATTAGCACTTTGCCTAGTTCAATCGCATTTTCAAGCGTCTTGTCGGTGATCTCAACAACTCCATTTCTATAGCAGTCGCACATCTCGATACTAATAGAATTTGAATTAGTACATACTTTATATAGAGGATGATGACTTGACTGACATTTGCCACCGACTGAATAAGCAATATAATTGTCTGGTACTGACTGCGTAACTGAATCATCATCTACAAAGTAATGTGCTGAAGCCTTTACGATATGACTATGGAAGTGCTTTCCATTGCTTTCGTCGGAATCTCCGTCATTGCCAGTGTAGTGATATACTAAGTATTTAATAGTGTTTAATGCTCTAACACCGCCGTAGTTCTGCTTATTCGCAATATTAGTCTTAAAAATATAACTCATATAATTATTCCTCCTCAAAGTATGCACCAATACCATAATTTGACGCACACATATATTCGATTCTGCACCCTCTTGCTTTGTTCCATCCCTTTAAAAAGTAAGCAACATCGGCAGTTGATAATAATTCAATAGATTTTCCAAGGTACCATAATGGAGTACCTTCTCCATCGATAAAACTATCAACAATTTCAGCATCATCACCATAGAGATTTTTGATTTTTTTGATAGCCTTTTCTCTGTTGTATCTGATTTCTTCTTCAGACAAATCTTTCATAGGCTGAGAAATAAATATTTTCACTTCTAATCCTCCTCATATCTTATAATAGGCGCTTTTGCCTTGATTACATTGATATCTCCTAAAGATATATGAAATACATCTCCTGCACTTGAAAAAGCACGGCATTCATAAGAAAGCTCGTTTCTACTTCTGCCTAGTGTATCTGTAGGATCTATTCGTGCAGTGATGACATTATCCTTTATGGTTGTTTCTTTTCTTCTTATCTCATCACCATCGATAATAACAAGAAGCGCCTTATATTCATTGAAATTAAAAGGCTCGCCATCAGACGAGCACGAAAATCTGATAAGATGTGTAGTTCCTTCAATCACATCTATATCACGCTTATTGCAATTCATTTATTCATCTCCTTCAAAAGGCGAAACCTTTCCAATATCTATATGCATTATATTACTTACTTCAATTTCAGCATCTAATGCAGTTTGTGCAGCTATATTGATATTCCCATGATCAGCATCTATTGAAGCATTAGCATGTGTATACTTGCTAATATCCACGTCAACGGTATGAGAGACTTCTATATCTACTTCAGTGGATTGTGCTTCATCTGGCCCTGAATAAAGATAAAGGGTGAACCATCCTCTACTCATCCTGACCACACTCCATCACTAGACTTTGCATAGATTCTTATGAGATAGTCCCCATCACCATTTGATAATTCCGAATCCAGGACACTTACTACTCCTGTGCTGCCTGTTTTTAGATCAGTGCCACTTTCAACCAGCAATCCTATTCCTCTCCCTGATGCTTCGCCTTCACGAGTAGCACGAGCTTCCCATTCAGATACATCAATGTCACAATGAAATCTGCAGATACACTCATTTATTCCTAGTATCCTAGATATTCGATATTTATCAATGCTATCAATCGTCACAATAGGAGCCTCAGCTAGTCTATAAGTGATAGTAACAAGCCCGTCAGTAAGCCATACATTACCAATGGAAGCCCACGATGACCCCCAAGCTTCACACTCTATAGCCCCATTTAAGTCTGTGCCAAGATCAATAGTTTTACTTGCTGTTTTTTTATAAACATCTCCACCATTGACCGTAAATCTAACTGCATTGGCATAGGTATAAGAACAGTTAAAGATTCCCGTGAATTTAACGTTTATGACTATCGCATTAGAAGGAAGAGAAGGAACAGTCCATGTAACCTTCTCTTTGTTGTGCCCACTGCCCGAAATATGAATATTAGGCATTGTGGCTTCTGCTGTTACTGTATATTCCTGTGTCATAGTATTATGCTACTGACCAAGTGCCGTGTGCATTCTTCACGAATACCTTGATGATCTTCTCACCATCACCACTTGAAGCTGCTTCAAGGTCTTTACCGTAAATCTTACAAGTAATAGCAGCACTAGCTTTAAATGTACCTGTTGCAGTCATGTTAGTAGACCCATTTGCAGTTCCGATTAATGTACCAGCATCATGCAATGATGATTTAGATGGCACAACCTTAATCTTATATTCTGTGAATGCAACATCTGAAGTGAAGCTGAATGTAGCCACGTTTTTAGGTGCTGTCTTAGAGATTCTTGAGACGTCTGGTCCAATAATTGTTACTGCTGGCACTGAAGTATCTAATGTAATGTTAACAGATGCAGCAGCAGTCTCATTGCAGACATCATCACGTACTTTTACGTATACAGTCTTGAGCCCGTCTCCTGTTGGAAGTGCAATACTTTTTGTTGATGCAAAAGTCTCCCATGAGGCACTATCTTCAGATGATGCTCCATCAATCCCCCAAATTTTCATCTGATATCCTGATGTGGATGTATCAGATACTGAGATGCTTAAAGTAACATTCTTAGATGTAGTATACTGAGAGCCATTATTTAACTTGATAGTAAGCCCCTGGGGAGCAAGAGTATCAAGTGTTAGATTAAAGTAACTTGCCATGATTATTCCTCCACCTTAATACACACATTCTTCTCTTTTCTGTATGCATCTAGATACATTTCCTGTTTATCGCCGTTATATGTGCATTCAAAATACCTCCCATCTGAAAGTGTAGTTGATAACAGCGCCTTGTTGTTCTGCAATGTCTTACATGCCCAAACCACATATACACCATAGTTATGTGGTTCTCCCACATAATCAAGCACCGCTTCAATAGCAATATTTAGAAATTCAGCTGTTCCCATAATTATTCTCCTTTATTGATAGCCTGTTCAGCCACTTCTAAACCTTTTGTGAGGAAGACAGGCACATTGTCGCCTGCTTCTACAAAGTTCTCTAAGATACTGCGTAACTCATTAATAATTAATGATGCGATTGTAAACCAACCAATATAAGCAGTTACAGATAAGTCAATTCCTAAAGTCTTACCAATCTCAATAAAAATCGCTGATGCGAGAAAAGCAACGAGTACCATTAACCAGTACCCTAACTTTTTCCATACACCACGCACTCCCTTGGCAGAATTATCCTTCCCCGTTAAACGTGACTTTCTAACTCCTGTGATGTAATCAATCACATTAAGAACTAGAAACCCAACAAATAACAGCCAATGAGTACCAAAAACTGCACTCAGTACTGCCACGATAGTTCCTCCTAATGCATTGATTGAATCCATATACTTTAATGATGTGTTGTATAATTTCATTTTATTACCTCTTTATTTACATATTTTCTGCAATGATCCATGCATCTAGCTGAATCTGAGTGATGTTCGAATAACTCTGATAATTGTTGTGCGCAGAGTTACACTGCTTGAATTGCATATACAACTCGTTACCGTTTGTTACGTTGAATTTGACAGGAACGTCAAAGAATCCACCGTTAGCCTGTATGATTGCATTGGCATCCGTATACCCCATGTTAGGAGCTCGCCAAGGAAATGCGTTAGTACGAACAGGAGTGTATAATTTGAATCCATTAGTTCCGTTAGAATTGAGATGATTGACCGATTGATCAAATATAATACGATATATGTTTATGTCACCTAAACACTGTCCGTATATTGTTCCTGTAAATGTGCCACCATTTAAACCTACACTCAACTGTCTCTTATCCATGGCACTGCTACCTGTACCTAGAATATACCCCTTTAGATACTCGGCAATGTTTTCTAGCCCCCAATCATTCGGATGGATTCCATCCGAACTCATCATATTTTCAAAAGACAGAATGTTCTCAGCACCTGGAACTAGCATAAAAGGCTGATTTGTATAGCATGCTTTTGATATGTATGCAGGCATCAATTTATATCTTAATGCAAATTGGTTATTTCTGTTTTTGAACGCGACTCCAAAAGGTGCAAAATGAACAACTGCATTTGGATATGTACTCTGTACATATGATATCACTGTATCGATGTTGGATTTAACAGTGTCTGCTTTATCGCCATATGCCAGCTCGTTATATCCTCCACCAATCAGCACATCTGTTACCATCTTTTTATTGCTCACCTGAACACCTTTAAGAAGAGTCAGATAGTTATTGGATGGATTAGAAAAGGATGCACCACCTTTATGATTGATATAGATGTTATCTGCAGTAAAGTGACAATTAACTAACTTACTTTTAAGTCTGTCGCACCATCCTGTGGTATTTCCATCAGGAGTATAACCATCTCCATAACTGTCACCAATAAAAATCAGTTTTCTTTTGCTTCTGTCTTCTAGATTCATCTTAGTTCCTACCACCCTTTTTCCATCTCCTGAATAGGCAATCAACCCTTCTTCAATGTTATCATCAGTTACTGTACTGTCTGATATATCAATCAATGTCTTGCCGTTATATACGACCTTGTTGATGCTCATATAACCACTCCTATGCGATTGTTACTGTAGTTCCGCCGGCAGAGTTTTCACTCTCTGCATAGGGGATAGGATTAACAGTAACCTGTGATAAATAGTTGTATCCCGTATCAGGCATGATTGTCTGCGCAGTTGTACTAGGTGTCACTGTCTTCTGCTGAGGTTTAGCACCTTCTGTACCCGACATAGTACCTTTGATACCTAGGATTGTTACTCCATCACGAATATTCGTAGGAATAAGTTTAGCCTGTTCAGCAGTAGCAATCTGAACATTACCAGAACCATCGTGGAATCCCTGAGGAATCGTGTATACCTGTGCCTTTGTTGTAATGCTTCCTTTAACGGAACCATTGTTCTTCATAGTACCGGTCAACTTGGTTCCTCTTGCATATGCAGTCTTTCCAGCAAGCATTTCAGCAACTGCTACAGTTGCATCACCCGAATCTACGTCAAATGTACAAGTACCTGTGACTGTGGCACCTGTCTTATCATGAAATGTTAGATCCTTCAATACTTTATCTGCTGTCGCAGTATCACCTGTCAAGTCGATTAATGTCTTGCCACCATAGACGACTTTATTTATATGTTTAGTTTCTGCCATGTTATAATTCCTTTCCTATGTATACTGTATTGCCCCCTTCATCGTTGCTAGTCTCGAAGAAGGGGATTTTTTTAACCATTACATCTTTATTGAGAAGTTTATTTTTTGTCTTAAGCTGCTGAGCTATATCTTTAGGTGTTACTGTATAAGCACCGGTATAGATATCAGCATTCTTTATGCCCTGATAGTTTTTTATATCAAGTTTGAACTCTTCAGAACATATCTTCATATCAGCACGAAAAGACATATCTCTTATGACGAATCTAAGAGGTATGTCCTTTGACTTGAACTCTAGTTTAAGGCGCACATCAGATCACTCCATCTTTTAATATTCTTTCAACATATGTAGTGATGATATTAGATGCAACCGCTTCTCCATCAGCCGTAATCGCACGCAGCTGAATCTCAGCCTGATGTTTTTCTTTAAGCTTCAGAGTATCCTCCTGTGACAGATGTACTTCTATCTTGTCACCGTGTAGGCTGCTGCATTCTATCTGTCTATCAATAATAATTCTATTGTCTTGCATGATAGTGAAGTAGGCATACTGGAGAGTATTCACTTCAAATGGAAGTGTACATATTAATGTGGCAGTAGTACCTCTAATCATATGCATCGCCTCCTATCTGAGCATCATGTGGCTACCTGAGAGCCATGTTCCTTTAGGAACAGTGCAATTCTTCATAGAGAATACACTGAAACCGTTTTTGTTTCTATCATACTTGAACATGATCGGACAGTCCGGACTAACAAAAATGTTGAACATAAATGCAGTATGCATTGCTAGAACAGAACGCATTGTTGAATCATTACCGAACTTTTCACCATCAGCGCCACCAGTCATGTTCCATGCACTGGTGAGTGTGCCATACCAGCAGAATTCTATATAAGTGTCATTCCATCTAGCCTCTAACGTAATACCATTCTTGACGTCAATAGTATCTTTATGCGTTACTGCTCGTCCAGTTGCTATTTCATTGTATTTTGTCTTTAAATCAGCAAGTTCATTATCGAATCTTTCTTGTGATCCGGTCGAAGTAACGTACCCACAATACCATGAATCCCCTCTTGTATCATTCACGTCATTCTGTACTAGAGATGTAATTCCTTTGCGGACATGAATTATAGCAATAAAGAGCTGATAGATGGAATCAGTCCTTTTTGGGGAAGGCCATTTCCCATCAGTACCTCCCTTTACAACTTTCAAAGATACTTTTCTTTCGGATGCATTGAACTCTAGTGTAATTGCATCATATCTATCATAGGTACCTTCAGAACTATCGATATTAAGTGTCTTCTCTTCAGAAGAAGGGAAGAAAGCACCTCTAATAAAGGCATTTCCTGAACTCACTGTAATATGCATGCTGTTATTAGCCTGTACATAAAAATCATCTGTTGAGCAGATGCCATCTGTAAATAATTCGCCCAGCATTTTACGCCACGATGCTGCAGACATCTTTCTATCTCCATTCAGTGAGTCAAATGGATAGCCATATTCATCTGTAATTGTATCAGCCATTAAATATTATCACTCCAATCTATCGTTGACGGAAGAGGTGTTCCAAACGTAGGCACTGCCTTCATTACTCCATGCTCGTATACCTCATTAACCTCCGTCACCCTATCATTTGAGGTCATTCCCCAATATTCAAACCTATTTGTGACTATATCGCCAAGATCATAATCAGAAGGATAGTTATAATTCCCTCTGATCTTATCTTCCTTCTCTAATGTTTCAGCAAGCATATTGCTGTTAAGTGTTGTATTTCCTCTTTCAATGAGTGCTTGCTTATAAGCAAGGTCGCTGATGTTTTCTTTTGAAATATCAGACCCATTGATAAAAATCTCTCTTCTATCTAGTCCGGATACGGATGTACTGCCTGTTATCTCTATCTGTCTAGCTGAACCTTCACCCTGACCGCCGACATAGCACACATTTGCATATGTCTTTGAATTTGCACTATATGTCGCTTTTTCAATATCTCCGTTCTTCTGTGAGAAGATGACACGTGATATATCATACTGGCTATCGGATCTATCAACACCCTTGTATGTTTCGAATATCCATTTCTTTTCATCGAAGTCAGGCCTTAAACGAAAACCTATATCTGAAGCCTGAGAAAGCTTCTCTATGTACGTAAGTATATTTTTATAGGTTGCCTGATAAGTGATTTTTTCAGTATATCCATTATCAGGGCCTAACATAACTCCTGGAATTGCTGCCTTTGATACAAGTTCTCTCATAGAGGTTTCTACACGGCCATTAAAGTTGTATGTTCCCTTAATGATTCTTCTATAAAAATAAGATGACGCGAATCTTCCTTTGACGGTAATCTCTTTCTTCGATTTCTCATAAGATATTGTAATACTCTCAATGATTCCGCATTCCTTCTTGCCCTTCAGATAGAAAAGATTCTCAAGTTTCAGCAGCTGCACATTATATGCAGTCACTGGAACATGTGCCTCAAATTCACCACATGAGTTATATTTGCGCATCCACTGGAGAGAGAAAACATTTTCAATCTGACCTAGAAAGTTCATATTTCCATCATAGATTCTTATGATCATAAATTAGGCCTCCACATAGTTTCTTTTAAATGAAATTGATACAGTCATATTCTCTGCCCCTGATTCTGCAGTATATCCTATATGATTAATTCCTGGCTGCAGTCTTATAAAGTCTGCAGATGTTGGAAGATACATATTTACTTCTTCTTTTTTTCTATCCTTTAAAAGATAGACATGACAATCATCTACAAGGGTTGTGATAATAAGCTTCTGACCACTTTCTAATGTAAAATCCTTTTTACCAGAAATGCCTACAGTCATGTGCTCCCCTGATTCCTGTATTGAAATCGAAGGATTTAAAACACTTCCTATAGCCTCAATAGTAATGTTCATGCCAGTTTCAGAACCGTTCTGATTATCTATCTCTAGATTCTGTACTATTTCTATTCTTGATATTTCCTCCGTTTTAAACTCATGAGGAAACTCAAATAGTGGAATGACTGTTGACATTGCAATACTGTTGTCTTCTATATCCGTAAAATAGGGATTCGCACATATCAGTGATATCTGATGAGTGCGTTTATAGAATGTGCCATCCGTTCCTGTTACCTTTTCTACAGTGTAGTCAATCTTTCTCTTATGAACACCATCATCATATTCAAGCGTGCCATCAAGAGAGAAAAGCCTGTCAAGCATCTCTCTATGATTGGCATAGCGCTCATTATCAACAACTTCTAACACGATGTTTCTGTACTTCATTGTGCGTCCTAATATCGATGCACCATCAGAATTACCATTCTCCTGTAGATTGACTGTATATGTTGAGTCATATAATCCATCACAGTCTGTAATTAAAAAAGGAGACAGTGATGTCTCAGTGAAGATTATTGAATATCCATTTGAATTAGTACAGGTGATTGTTCTATATTCCTTTTCTCCCAAGAATCATCACGCTCCTTTCAGTCTCTGAATCAATTCTCTATTTGCGTTTCTTGTCTGTCTTGATACTTCTGAAGGATCTACAGCATCAGGCGCTGTAATATTGATAGTCTGATAGATATCACCTTTTCTATCTTCAGTATGTGGTTTTTCAAATCCTTCATTGATTAGCTGCATCTTGACTTCTCTTACAGCACTGAATGTCATTGAAGCACCAAAGCTGTCAGATTTATTGAATTCATCAATAAGCGAATCATTGAATGCTGCTATATCCTTTCTGACGGTATCAAATGAACCTAGAATTCCGACACCGATACCTTCACCGATGAATCTACCGACCATATCCCTCATGATCCTAGAAGGAGAATGGATGCCAAGGAATCCTTTAAAGCTTTTGACAATACCGCCGGCAAAGTCTCCAATCTTCTTAGTAATCCATCCGCCCATATTCCAAATACCCTTCCAGATACCTTCGACAATATTCTTTCCGATTGATAGCATCTTTGAAGGAAGCGAAGCAAGTGCTTTTACAATGATTTCAAAAATCTTTTTAGCAGCACCGCCTAAAGCACCGAATAGTGATTTAATTCCGCTTACTAATCCACTGATACCTTTGCCACCAAGTGCACGCAGTCTTTCAGGCAGCATTAGAATATTAATCAATACCGTATCTAATGCCTCTTTTCCTGTACCCTTAAGGAATCCGAATAATGCCTTGATTCCATTTCCTAGACCAGTGATGGCCATTTTACCTAAATTGATCCAGTTGAATGCGCTCCATACATCCACGATTGCTGTAATGATCTTCGGAATATTGACAATGAGTGTCGGTATTGCCTGGATGATTCCTAAAGCAAGCTTAGCAATCAGCTTCAGACCACACATGAGAATCGTAGGCCCATTATCATTAATGATATTTGCGAATGTGCTGATAATTGTTGGAATTTTCGCAATCATAACAGGAAGTGCAGATACAATCCCATCTGCCAACTTGTTCAGCATTTCAAAACCGCTCTTGATGAATTGTGGTGCTTGCGCTGCAATGTTGCTTGCGAATTTCTGAACGGCATCAAGGATTCCTGGCATATTGTTGAAAGAATTGGTCAGTATGCTGACAATTGAACTGCCGATATTGCCTATCATTGGAAGCAGATTGCCACCTATAAATGTGCCTAATGATGAAATAGTATTTTTAAATGTACGCCATACGCCATCACCAGTAGAAAGTGCTCCCAAGAAGTCCTGTACTGACGCCTTGACCATGCCAAAAGAACCAGTGAGAGTAGTACTTGCTTCTTCTGCAGTCGTTCCGCTGATTTTCATATGGTCCTGTACTACAGAGATTGCATTCGCAATATTACTAAATGACATATCGCCGTCTTTGACTGATACATTTAGTTTTTCCTGGGAATCCTTATACGTAGACGCATCTTTTATAAGTCTTGCCATTTCTGTCTTGGTTCCGCCATACCCTAACTTTAGATTGTCTAGCATTGTGTAATTTTGTTTTGCGAAACCCTGATAGGCATTCTGTATATCCTGTAGATCAGTCCCCATTTTATTTGCGTTGTCGGACATGTCAACCATTGCCCTTTTCGCAATTTCCGCTGCCTTTGCAGTATTTCCACCGCATGAAGATACAAGTGAAGCTGCAAATGATGTGGTCTGTTCCATATAAGTATTTGCTGAAACACCTGCATCCTTAAATGCTGTCTGTGCTGCTTTTTTAATCACATTTGCACTATCACCAAAGAGCGTCTCAACGCCCCCTATGGACTGCTGAAGTGCGCCTCCTTCTGTCAGTGAGGCGCTGAGAAACTTTCCTATTCCAGCAATAGTTATAGCACCCTTGATTTTAGAGACGAGCATGCTTCCGAAGGTGGCACCACTATTGTCCGCCTGTTCCTCGAGAGGTTTTCCCATGACCTCCTGGATTGATGCCTTAATGCCCTGAGCAGAGGGAACAATCTGCACATAGGCCTTACCTAAATCAGTTCCATTCTGTTTTGCCATTTAAGCGCCTCCTTTCTTTATGATCTGCATTCTTGCTTTTTCAAACTCTTCTGCGTTATTAAAGCCTTTAGCTGGCTTTTTCTTTACAGGATTCATCAGCTTTTCATATATTGATTCAGGACGATTTCTATTTTTCTGAGCGTCTTTTGTCTTAGACCAGGCAAGAAGTGCCAGATAATCAACAGCGAGTGCACTTAGTATAGTTTGAGTATCTATATTCTGTTCTTCCATTGCCATTTTAAGTCTTGAATCATTTCGTAATCCGCTGACAAGAACATAGATATAAGAAGGCTTGTAAGACATGAAGTCATATATGTGATATGTTTCAGCCAAATCACATATAATCTGATGCTTATAACCTCGCAAAAGGTTTGCGAGGATTACGAGTTTTTTAAGTCAGTACCATCATCAATTTTGACTGACATCATGTCATTCATTTCATGCTGCATTCTCTTGAGAGAAAGAAAGCCGTCCTTTCTTCTGCAGTGTTCTTTCAGTGCTCCATAACCTTCATCACCAATCATATATTTAATTAAATCCGGCATTCCGAGCCCTGTTTCAGCCATATTATTTACCTTTTCAATGAAGTCATAATCATCCATAAGGCGCTTATTGATTTCAAACTTAAATCCTGAAGCTGTTTCACCTTTAATTTTCTCTTCCATCTGTTATGCTCCTTTTTTCATGATATATTCCTTATGATATGATCCGTTTCCATCAGGTCTTGCCTTGAATGTGCAGTCATACCCTACAGCATCATCATCTTTATATGTAACTTCGCCAACTTCTGTAAGCTTGCATGCTGGAACAACAATTCTTTTCAATACTGTTCCTTCTGCAAGAATCATATCAATCACAAGTACTCTATATCCCCTTGTGTTGGCTTTTACATCTACAGTAACTCCTGTTTCAATATCACCGGTTACTTGTTTCTGTCCAAAGACTTCCTTCAATACATCAATATTTAATGATTCAATCAATGTGAGACTGAATTCGTCTGAAAAATCCTTATCAACATCAAGTACAGTGTCTCCACCCCATGCAGTGATTGAATCGCTTGAAGAAGATGCCTTATTCTTGACACCATCATCAGAGCAGTATCCAAGTGATTTGAATGCTTTATCAAGTTCTGCAGCTGCACTCGTTGGTAAAGTAGTACCGTCAGGTGCCGACCAGACAGCTCCTCCAATCTTAGGCTTGCCTGTTGTTACATTTGATGCATCTACATTTGCCATATCTTTTCCTCCTTATAATTAAAAAACCAGGTCATATACTGCCTGGTATCTGTAATGCTTTGTACTTGTATCGGTATAGTTATAATCGCTGTTATGTCTGCTTGCAGAGATTCTTGGGCATTCTGCAGCATTATCCATTGCTTCTTTTACCTTCTCATTAAGAAGGGCAGCATCATAAAGCGAAGAACCGTACGACTGTATCGCAAGAGTTGCATGCCTGATGAAATTATCAGTATATCCTCCTGTTTTTTCGACAACAATAAAAGTATCCTGAGATGCATCATCATACTGTGCATAGCAGGATACTCCTGTCTTCTTCTGAAGATAATCAATGATATAAGTTTCTATGATCATGTCTATTTACCTCTTGCAGAACCGAGCGCCTTAAGAAGCGTATTGTGCTTCCTTTCAGAATAGTATGCATGTGGTGTAGCAGGGCTTACCTTCACAAAGCAGCGGTCCTTGTTGGCTTTCACTTCCATCGCATACTCTTCTCCAGCCGCTTTCTGTACTCTTTCTCCATATGCAGAAACGATGTTCTGCATCTTGGAGCCACTTAGCAACTGCCTTACGCCCTCTTTATTCAGTTCGAATTTATAATGATTACTCATATCTTTCCACCACTACTTTCTTATTCCATCGAAGAGGTATGTTCTCTTCGATTCCTTCTATTGGTTCCCCTACTGTCTTCCATGTCTTGCCATAGAATTCTACTTTAGTGTCTGTCCAGTCATGCATATCACCTTTTGGGATGGCAAGATTATACTGAGTCTTAGCAATAGATACGTTCTGATTAGATGATAATTCAGAACTGCCTACTGGTGCTACAAGAACATCATCCACCTGTTCTGGAATATATTTATAATGCATATGCCCAAATGCATCACTGCCAGTAGGCTTCTTCTGATATACAGTTATCGTGATTCCTTTAAGTCTCATAGATTTCCATTGCTCCATATCTCTGCTTGATGATACCCATTCGTTTAAGCTCGTTTCTTAAATAATAAAGATCATCACCCGGATTAACATAGGTACCGCTGAATGTGTAGCCTAATGCTGACTGTGAGAACTGCTCAAGCGGCATATCCTGGTCATCATCTTTGGACATTACACGATGAACGCATGCTAGAACAACCATTTTTGCAACATTTGCCTTATCATCAGAAGAACTGATCACAGCGCTCAGGTTCATATTCCTTTTATTTGCCTCCTCTCGTAAAAGAGAGGAAGCAAGTTCAATGAGCATCAATAAGCGCTTATGCTGATCGTTATTCAGAGCAGTGTTGTAGACCTTTTCATAATCTTCTACTGATGCATAGATATCCATCTACATCACCTTATACATGTTTTCTAACAAATACAGTAGTAGGCTTTGAAACCTTATATCCGTATACATTTCTACCCTGAACGGCACACGCACCGATATGCTTGCCATCAGCAAGGTCATTTACTGAAACTGGAACGGCCCAATCATCTACGTAGTGACAGAAGATTCTGTTGCCTAGGATGAAGTCTACCTTATCATCTGATAAGTTATCTACTTCATAAATATCAATTCCACCGATTCTGCCTACTACACCTTCCTGTACCACCTGGTCACCTAAGTTAGAAGGCTTAATGAATTCCGGACACTGTAATAATACTCCGTACGCATCAGGAGTGACTGTGAGCCACATTTCTGATGTTTTGACATGTGCCTTTCTTGCCTGTGTTCTAGCATCGATTACAGCCTTGTAAACAGTTTCTGGTGTTAATGCTGCAGTGTCCTTGATTGCAGTACATTCAAGTAAGGCGTTTCCTAAGTTAGTGTCAGTCTCAACAGCCATTGAATAACCGGCTGAATCTAATCTTTCCGCAACTAGATTATCTGGAACTGCTGCAGCTGTATGCTTGTCAATCAATTCGTTTACAGAGGCATCATGATCAATAGGAAGTGTGATATAAGTAGTAGTAGATGTAGTTAACTCAGTTCCGTTTGTCTTATCATAATCTTTTACTTCTACTTCTGTATCTCTTACAGGGATTTTAACGGCACCTGCTGTAGGTGTACCATCATAGTTTCTATTGAATAATTTAGCGAATACTGATGTCTTTCTCTGTTTAGCCAATACAAGGCTTGAATATCTTTCCTGTAATTCTGGATTCTGTGCCATATGTATGTTCTCCTTTTAATTTTATAATTTTAAGTCTGGATTCATTTCTCTGAACTTCTTTTCGACACCGGACATCTCCCCACCTAACTGATTATTTGCGGTAGGTGATGTTGGTTCAGGTGCTTTTGTATGAGGCTCATTGCTAGTCTTTGGAAATAATTCAGCAAGGGCCTTTGCAGATTCATTGAGTTCTTCTTCAGTCTCTCCTTTTAGGAACTGTGCAGCTGAGGAAGGAAGCTTATTATCTGCAGCCACCTTGTTAAGAAGTTCTTTTCTATTGAATCCTGCCACCTGCTGCTTTAATGATGTATTTTCCTCTTTTAGGTTCTTCAATTCTTCAGAATTAGAAGTTGAATAAGTATCCTTGAGTGCCTGTACATCATCAGGTGACATATATCCTTCATATTTTTTCTTTTCTCTAGCTAGTCTTTCTTTGATTGCATCATCAAATTCTTCCTGTGTGTTGATTGGTGTAAAACTCATATATATTCTCCTATTTCTCCGTATAGTTACGTAATTTTTAAATAAGTACTTTCTGCTTCTTTCTTGCCTTCTTGAGAGAGCACTGCCAGTGTGCCAGCACTACCGATTCAAGAAGAGAAATGTCAACCCCTTCAATGATTGACTTGTATCCGAATCCCCCATTAGTTCCAATAGCACGCTTTTCACAGTTGGATACGCACTGTGAAAGCGATGGCTGACCAAAATGGCATATTTTTGAAGCATACAGAGCCTTTTCAAATGAAGCGCCTGCCGCAATGATATCTGCAGTCTTTGGCATGATCACCTTTAATTTGATGCCAGTCTCTTTAAGCTCATTTATAAGCATCTGCTGACCGTTTGCACCGTCTACTGTAACCATGGCAATATCAGCCTTTCTAAGAAAGTCAATAATCCATCCGTTGCCTTTTCTTATAGGTCTGCATCCAATGACATCAACTAGTATATTGTCATCTTTTGTTTTGACTGCGACCGACATAGAAACATTACTGCCATCGTGACCGTACTTTATACCAACAAAGAGAGGACCTTTAAACTCTGGAATAGTCTCTACTTTCAGAGCGTTCCACTCATTTTCTGATATTGCGGATTTCTGGTTATACTGAAGCCATAGACCGAATCGCTGTATATTGAAGTCAATTTCATCACTTGAATCTTCAGCTGCAACAGAACGCTCCTTCAGTGTCTGACCTAGTGAGGGGTTTGTCTCGTACCATATATCCCTGTCTTTTACATCGGACATATGTTCAACAGACCATTCAGCCCACCCACTTGTATCAGAACCCCCTGAAAGGCATTCCTTTCTCAGATTAACAAATACAGTACCTGAAGATACTGCAGTTGGTGGAGTACCACACATAAGTGTCTGAGGGTTCTCTGATGAAGTGACTACATACTGAAGCGCTGACTGCTGGTCTTCAGTGTATTCCTGAGCCTCATCCACAACGAGAAGGTCAAAGCCTTCACCAAGTCCTCCCTTTGATGATCTTGTTCTGAAGGAAGCACTTCCCCCACCTTCATCAAGGATTCTTATTGTCTCCAGTCCAAACTGGGCTGTAGCCGTATAGGACTTTTCATAGGTCTTTTCCTTATCTGCTCTTTTTACCTCAGTATAATCATTCTCATCAAGCATCTGCTTAAGCTTCTCCCACGAAGCATGCGATGTAGTTGTACGGTGCGCTGTATGTAGAATCTTTTCCCCATGCAGCAGACCCCACAATTCTCTCATGACAAGGATTTCAGACTTCCCGTTACGTCTCGGTATTGAATATCCGTATTTTATATGAACCCATTGACCGTCATCATCGACAGCCATTATGTTCATCATCTGTATCTCCTGCCATTCCATAGCATTACGTGTGGTATTGTTGTATAGTTCTATAGCCTCATTTCCTAACGTGTTTTTATAGGGGATAATGTAACTATTCGTAGGAGTCTGTCTACCTATCTTATTAGACATGCGCCTTTAACCTCCTACTTTTGTGTAATTAAAAAGGTGTCACAATCAATTGACACCACCTCCTGGATATTAATTTTATTATCTGATAATTCTCTCCGGCTCTGTTCTAGGAATATTTAATTCTAGTGCTTTGCATATAATTTCGGATTCATTCGCGTCGGGATATTCATCAATCCAATCACACATTTCTTTCAAATCATCTTGATGAGACACTAAACTAAGGATTCCATCCACAAACTCTCTTTTATCTGTGATTGTCTTCTTAGGTAATAGAAATTGTTTTAACTTCATCTGCATTTCACTGTAATTCATACTATCTGACTCCCTTTTATTCTATTTTTTCCTTTTTAATTATAACATAGCTATCAAAGTCATAGTATATGAAGTAATATCTGTAATCACCAATTTCTTTAAACATATATGAATATGGTTCTATTTCTTTATGCTTCAGCCAAGTATTTAATTCACTTCTTATATGTTTTGTTAGGGGAATTGCCTTAAGTTTTGAGAATAATTGCAAATCTAATTTTAACATTCCTTTTGGATTGTCTTTTTTGTTGGATGCTTCTTTCTGAATAGATAATTTCTGAACTGAATCTCTATTTTCATTACTAGGTTCACTCCATTCTTTATTCCAAACATCCTGAACCTTCCCATCACTATTCCCTGGATCATATATAACCGTACATCTGCAGTTCTGATGTCTTCTGAAGATGTCTCTATCCATAGCAGGATAATATTCTTTGGTTCCTGCAAGACTTCTACACCACTTGCAGCATCCAAAGGATGCTCTTCTTACAATGACAGGCTTATATCCCATACTATAGTGAAGGTCTGCATTTGTTTTAGCACCTTCATCTACAATTGATAATGCATTGGTTATGACAGGCTCATTTAGATAATTCTTCACATCATCGAAGTATTCTGCTTCAGATACCTTTTTGATAAGTCCTAATGTCTTACTGACATTATAGGAAGGCTTACGTGCTTTTACATTTATGCCTGCCTTTTCATTCATGACATCCATTGCACCACATACATAAGAGGAAATAAGACCATAGTTATTCTCTAATGTAGGATTAAGTATTGCGCTCGCAATATCGTAATACATCTTGCCATCAGGAAGCACATCTGAAGAGAGATTCTTCATATATGCTTCAGCTAGAATCCTTCCAACTTCTTCCGCATATTCCATTGCCTTGAGATAATCACAATTCTTGTTTTTAATGGCTAGTAATAGTTTTCTTACCTTCTCAGACTTCTGATAACTTAAAGTGAAGCTTTTATTTATTTTTCTGAGCAGTTCTTTGGATACATCACTGTTCATCTTCTTCACCATCATCTACATCTATGTCTAAAGGTTTTAAATAGGCTGGAGTTTTGTCATCGGAAGACCTGATTCCTGTTAGATCCTCAAGCGTACTCTTATCAAAGTAGTTAGAAATTGCTGTATTAATTTTTGATACGCCATCACCAATACCTGAAAGCATAGTTGCATCAACATCAAACGCTGGCTTCCATCGTACGGCGATATTTGCAAATTCAGTGCGCTTATATGACTTATTGTCCTCAACACATTTAGCAAGATATCCAGTATTAATGATGCCTACACTGAATGTGTCCTGTGCACTCTTTGCCATCAGTCTAAGGCTTTCATGTGATGCTTTAATTCCTTCAGCACTGGATGGATTCTCTGTAGTGAATCCTAGGTCATCTAGTGTGAGTCCTGTCTCTCCAGCAAACATAGAAGCAAGAGTCTTGAGCACATCATTGTATGGTGACATTGACTGCTGATTGAACTGCCCTACTGTCGGAGCACCGCCGTCAGAATCCTTTGTAAATGCAAGCATTGAGGACATTGTAGCGCCCCACTTATCGAACTGTTCTACTTCATCATCTAATCCGACAACATACTTCTGAGGGAATGAATAGAACATGGAGCTTACACTCATAAGTCTCAATGCTTCCTTAGCATCATCTACATACTTTATAAGCGACTTTGATATGAGACTTCGACCAAACGGCCTAGTAGCATCCGGATTATAGATAACAGGTACCAGTAGTGGATAAGGTGCTACATTAGCCATATCCATTGATGGGTCGTGCTGACCTTCAATGTAGAAAGTTGTTGAATCTGAGGTGAAATATGCTTCTACTAGCGGTTCACCTAATTCAGCATCTCTTTCAAGGACTGCATATCCTTCAGTAAGCATCATGGTAGATGTGTCTAATATACCTGTGGCATTGGAGCCGTCTATAACCTGAAGTCTAGCGCTGCCATCATCATTTTTTGATATATATACAAAGTCGCATGAAGAGATGATTGCGCCCTTGAACATCTGGTCAAAGAGTACATCTCTATTATTCATTCTGAAGATCTTATCAAGGTTCATAATATCGTCTTCACCGAATCCATTAAACTGAAGACGGTTGGATAATGTGTCAACAGCCTTTGGAATCCATCCTACCTTCTTGCTTATGCTTCTCAGCTTTTCAGGTAGGGTGTTGGTCTGATAAGGGTCCATCTGGTCCTTCATGTCATAATATTTATAGCATTTAAGTACCTTTGTTCTCTTATGTGAAAGCTTCGCTCTCAAGTATTCAATTCCTTTATAATTCATATCTTTTTACCTGTTTATTTCCTTTCTGAGAGGCTTTTGAAGTGATTTAGAATTAGTGCCCGAGATTTTCAAAACTCTTGTCAGCGAGAAATTATCGTAGTACAAGCGATTCTATGTCTTCAGGACTTAGAGGGTCATATAGCCCTTATTTTTGGCAGCAAAAAAGACCATCAATAAAAATGGTCTTAGGATGCTTTATATGTAGTCCAATCTACCTTATGAGGAAGATCGTCGTTCATTATCTGACTGTCTCTCTTTACTTCTATTCGTCTGAAAAGCTTGTCACTCTTTTCACGATTGCAAATCCAGTGCGCAAGCTGAAGATTATCCATGTCACTAGGATGACCGCCTTTAGCTACCGGAATAATATGGTCAATACATGGAGACATAGGGTGAGGATACTTCTTGGTGAAGTCAACAGGCTTACCACATATACCGCAGATTGTCTGTGTAGCAAGTATCTTTTTCTTATTAATAAGAAACTGCCTTCTATGACCAGCATTATCCTGATCAGGTCTGTATCCTCTACTCATGATGTTTCCTTTTGTTCTTTTCTAGTGCTTTAGTGGACCTATGTTTAGCATCTATATGCTTGCTGAAGTACACGTCAACGTGCTCACGTCCACAGATCATGCAGCGATAGAACACAATCTTCTTATCACAATGACGTTCATCATCATACTTAATCTCGTAATGATCCTCATAAAACTGATGCCAGTGACCTCTCATTCCTTGTGCCATAATTAATCCTCGCAAAATAAAAAGCGCTACTATGAGCGCTTTGGAATTATAGTTCTCTCTCAAACTATTTCTACATTTTAACTATATAGTGCTGATAACATAACATTCAACTACATTAATCTACATTTTTAATCATTTACTTGCATTTATCTACATTAATGTGCATTTTCTAACTCGTTTAATGCATCTCTTAGCATTCTCCACACGTGATTGGTAGAATAATCCATCTCATCCGCTACCTGTTCAATAGTCATGCCGTCAAGATAGCGATAGCATAATATGCATCTATGCTTTGTATCTTTAATTGAATAGACAAGATTTCTAGTCTCATCCATCTCTTTAATGAGTTCATCCTTTTCAAGAATCAAATCCTGTTTAGTCTTAGGAATACCAGTAGAGCCATAAGAAGAATAACTAATAGCTTTAACATTTACTAATCTATTTTCTAAGTATTCAACTCGCTCTTTTAGAAATCTATAATTTTCTAGTTGCTCTTTGACTCTACTCATTTGATTCCTCCTGATGATCATCTAATATAATTTCTTTGAATATTGCTTATAAAATTAAATCCATCTGTTAGTCCTTCATTAACTATAGTTATAAATGTATCTTTTGTTTGCAGCTTTAACCTGTAAAAGTTTTTTGTCCTTCCTGCATATATCTTATAAGGACCGGTATGCTTAATCATTACTATATCTTTAGTATCATACTTTTTGTTTTCGAATTCAATTACTCCATCCAAATCCTTATCAATATTGAATTCATTCGCTAAGTTTATGAAAAATGTTGCTACTAGATCATTAAATTTAACTTAACGCCTATTTTTCTAC